CCGATGGTGGCATCGGCATCGGCAATAGCGCGCGTAACAACAGCCGCACTGATTGCGCCAGCCCCGGCATCATCCGTCAACTGAAGCAGGAGCGTGCTATCGATTTGATTCAATATGTCCGTCTGGGCGCAGTAGCTCATTGCTTTGTGCCTTTGCGTTGCGGTGTGGCGCTAGGCAGCGCTTGGGGCACGTTAATGATTTCCACCTTCAGCATCGGCTCGGCCTGCAATGCGGCAATCTGCTCTTTGCTGAATTTATGGTCCGGGTATTCCTGCGGCTTTGTGCTGTGCGCCATCCCGGCGCGGCGGAAGCCTTCTACTTTGCTGGTAATTCTGATCATGTTATCCTCCTTGCGTTCACCCTCCCCGTACCCCTCCCGTCAAGGGAGGGGTATTGGAGGGAGTCGTTGTTTAGCCTAACCCGGTAGAGCCGTAGGACATCTGCCAGAAGCCGTAACCGCCTGCCGCGCGAGCTTCCGCGCCGAAGCGGAATTTCTTGCGCATGAAGACGTTGTCGTTCTGCTCATCCGTCTGCTGTACAAACACCGGGGCTTTCCGTTCCTGATAAATGAACGGCTTGACCGGCATCTGCGTGCAGTGCAGGAACCAGGCGGTGGTTGACGTCAAACGGGGATTGACAACCAGCGTGGCCGTGCCCTTGTAGGGATTGGGCTTGTCGTCTTCTAGCTTGTCGTAGGTGAGCAGCATGCGGCCGATTTCTTCCAGCGCGGGCGGAACTTCCAGGACGTTGGGAATCAGCCCCAGAGGACGGCCTTCGTCATCCGTATAGCTCATGATGGCCGTGCGGGCCGCCCCATAGGAGGCTTTGGCCAGCGCGACGGATGCAGCGGAAAGCGCCGCCGTTCCCTTGTTGGACGTCGAGGTTTTGGCTTCGCCGACGGGATGGTCCGTGTCGTAGTAATACTGTCCGTCGTAGCACTTGTTGGTGAAAGCGTTATTCTTCAGGTCGGAGACGATCTCGTCGGGCAACTGCTTGGCGCTGTAGCCCGCCATCTGGGCCTGGGGCGCATAGATGCCCAGGGTATCGTCTTCGATGTTGTTGCGGTCCACTTCGACAGTGGCTTCCCAGTCGTCATTGACGACTGTGTATTTAAACGCCTCGAATGCTTTGACGACCTTGTCGCCGATCCATTTTTTCATTTTCGGGAACAGACTCAGCCAGGCATAATCATTCTGGCTGGAACCGCTGGGCACCAGCATGGCCGTCTGTTGCCACTGACTGGGCGCGGCGTCGAACGCATTGTTGAACGTGGTCTTGAGGGATACGAAGATCGCCGCAATGGTTGATTGATTGACTAACATAGGGAATGTCCTCCTTTTCGTTTTTAGGTTGTTATCACCCTCCCCACCCCCCTCCCATCAAGGGAGGGGGAAAGGATGTGTTGGTTACGCGGTCAACAGTTTCTTCTTGTACTCGATCCACGCGGCCAGCATGATCACGTCATCCGTGCCGAGCGTGCCTGCCTTCGGTTTGATGGTGAGTTCGATGGCTGCCGGATATGCCGCGAGATTCGCAAGCGCCAGGGTCAGTGTCACTTCCTGCACGTGCTTGGCCGTATCATCACCGACCATCGCAGACGTATCGCCGCCGAAATCAGCGTCGGCGTCATAGGCCGCATCCTTCACATTGTTGTAGGCGACCACCGTAAACTTGGTGGCATCACCCACGGTCGCGCCGGTCTTGGCCGCGAGAATATGCAGCACCGCGTTGGCGGTCACATCCATGTCGGGCGGAACGATCAGCTTCGCGCCGACCGCGCCAGGCGTGGCGTGATTGTTCCAGCGGATGCCCAGTCCCTTTGCCGTGACGCAGAATCCTGGAGTCGTACTGTCGCCATCGGAGAATGCAGCCAGGGCCACGCCTGCATCCGTAATCACCGGCATGGGGATGTTGATGATTCCCTTTGCGGATTTCAAATGCTGATAGATTTCCGCCATACCTTCCTCCACGTCATCGGCATCAGTAAATAAGCCCGCGTCTGCAAGGGAAACGGCGCTGGCCGCATGGGCGGCGCTGGCGTCCTGAATATGCGTTGCCACGTCGGCCTGGCGGATCGCCGGTTCGATATCGACCCAGGCGTGCGTGCTGTCGATATAACCCGCAATAATGCCGCAGAAAATGTCGTTAGTGGTCTGGGCAGCGATATCCACGGATTCATCATCCACCAAAAATACGTTGTCGCCGACGTTGGCCTGCGTGATCGCCGTGGCCAGCTTCATCTTTATCAGGCCACGCCGTCGCAGCCGGACGGTTTTGTCTCCGGCATTGCCGGTGGAATTGTCCACGCGCTCCACCGCAACGCCCTGGAAGATCAACCCGGACGTGTCGGAGCCCGGCAGGGCGTATCCTGCGGCGTTGACGCAGACGAGGGATCCCGCGTAGATGATGTCGGCGTTGATCACCGGAAAACCGAGCTCGACGCCTTCAGTGTATTCCAGGGCCTTGTCGGCCGCGAGCGTCATGCCGAACATGCCGACCGTAGTCATGTCATCGAGGCCGAACGCCTTTACGCCAATGGCGATCAGGCAAACAATCGAGAGGATGATAAAACTCCTCATGCTTCCAAAAATGCTTTCAATGGTTCTTTTCATTTTGTCCTCCTTGTTGGGACACGGCGCGCCTTGTCCGTGCGTTGTCTGGGGCACGGTCTGCCGTGCCAAGACGTTTATTTGTTGTATTTTTTGAACGTTTCGTCGTCGATGCCCATCTGCTTGTTGACGGCGATCTGTACATTGTCGGGCACCGTGCCTGGCGTGCCCTTGGCAATAACAATTTCCGCCACCGGAATGACGCTGCCGACCGGACGCGACAAAACGATCTGCTTGAAGGACTCCGGATTTTTAAGCGCCAGATCCCGGCCCCACTTATCCAGCTCTTCAGGACTGGTTTTGCCTTCCTTCAGCGCCAGAGTTACGAGATCGGCCTGCTCCATCCCGGCAATCTTCTGCTTGAGCGCTGCTACTTCCAAGCTAAGCGTTTTTGCCACATCCGCAGGCGCTTTCAGTGAAGCAACAAGCTGAACGACCTCATCTTTTCCGGCTTCCGCTTTTGCCCCGATGGCGTCCAGAACTTCCTTGCAGGCAACAAGGCTTGTTGCCGCTTTGGCCAGTTCCTCGCATTTGTTGATGAGGAGCGTAACGCCCTCCACGATTTTTTCTTCCCCGGCATCCGCGGCCAGGCCCAACAGCGTTTTTAACTTTTGAATCATGGTGTCCTCCTTCGTTTGGTTTTCAAGACCTTCCGTAAATTTGGCCACAATTGGCCGCAAATTATTAATTGCCGGATTGTTAGTCAGCGCCACATTAACCAGTTGCGCGACTTTCCTGTCCGACGCACGCACATACATCACCGGCGAAAAATACCGGTACTCCCTGCTGGTGAGATACTCTGTTGCTTTTGCCGTCCATTGCACGACAGCCCACAACCCCTCCGCACCCTTCCAAACAAAATCTTTGATCCAGCCCGCCGCCGGTGATTGCACGTCGGCAAGCGATTGATGCTCGTAGTCAATGACCATGTCGTTTCCCCGCGCCTTATACGCGGCAATAATCTTTCCGGCAGCTTCTTCATCCAGATACGCAGGCTCGTCGCCGTGTACGTCGATCCTGCCTTCCGGCAGCACCTGAAATTCTGCGGGTGCGCCGGTCATTTCCTTCAGGATGGCCAGTAAAAATGTTTTCATGCGTTACCTCCCCGCGATGTATTCATTGATCATGCCGATGATCTCGTCGCTGTTTTCCGTACTCAGTCCCAGATAGGGCCGGGCCGGAATGGCAGATCCCGGATGACTGATCTTTTTGAAAATGCCATAGGGCGTCTTGAGCGCCTTTTTATTGCGCGGCATAATGAGATGCGCCGCTGTCTTTCCGCCAAGCTGATGGATGGCGGCATATTCCTTGTTGGTGCCAACAACTACCGTGTCGTTGCCGCGCAGTTGAAAGCGGATGGAGTCGCGCAGATGGCCAGAGACCGTCAGCGTGCGGACGCGCTTGGGGTTGGGCGTTTTGGGCGCGGCCCAAGGAACCCCGGAAGGCGCGGGTCCGCCTGCCTCGAAGCGGCGCTTGGTCTGCTCGACAATCCGGTCTCCGATCATTTTCAGGACGGGCGACAAATTCGACACCCGCGAGGAGATTTCCCGGAGCTTCTCTCTGACGACGTCAGCGCCGTCCATTGTGATGATGATTTCAGGCATTTACTTTCCCCTTGCAATTTCACTAATTAATGCTAATCTTTTTACAACTGGCCTGCCCAGGGCTGCACCCCGCTGACGGCAGGCTATATCGGCGCATGTTGGTGCGGCGACATGATGACCACTTATTCTTTTGGATAAATCAATCTTCCCGACCGTAACCGACCTCCCGTTAAATCATGGCTTCTGATAATGTCGAACGCTACCAATTGTCCCTTGACCGTATCCGCCAGGACGCCAACAACACGGCCTTTCCCTACCTCATAAGCTTTTACATATCGCTTCCGGAGAAATACCCGGCCGCTATCCGCAAACTGCATAAACCCGACCCAGACTTCCTGCGCTTTTTCAATGACGTCAGGAATCAACGGAAAGTATTGTTCCCGGCCGTCCCAACGATTCTGGTCGGCAATGATGTGGTCGGCCACCGCTTGCGTCACGTTTGTTGCCTCGCCCAGCATGTCTTGATAACTGCCTTCCGGGACAGCCGCCCGTAACACATCGATATTGCCCTTGCTGATTTTGGATCCCAATTTCACCGGCAGTGCTTCGCCTGTCATTTTATCCGGCAGGAAGGGATAACTTTCTTTGCGCCAAGGGCCTAATTCCTTCATCGCCCCTGCTTCCTGTACCCAGCTCTTGCCGAAGGCCGCCTGGCCGACGTTATAGCCAAAGCCTTTGTCGATACCGACAGGCTCACCGGTTTTAGGATCGATGGGAGAGGGCGGCGCTTCGCCCTTTCCGGCGGCTTTTGCCGCCTCGAATTCCTTCTGCGTGGAACCATAGACACGACATTTGCAGCCCCAGCCGTTCTGTGGATAGTGCGTATCCCACCAGAGATCGTCTGCCGGAAGGGTCGTCCCATCCCAGGCCAGATGATGAGGCCTCGGAACGCGGCTGTCCCCGTGCTTGTAGGTCAGATAGGGAAGCGCCTCCAACTGCTCCGGGTCGGTCAACTGCGCCCAGCGACCGGCGTTGTATGCCTGACGGACGTTGGTGGAGTAGATCACCTCGCTGCGCCAGTTTCGGGAACCGTTGTAGCTCCAGCCATGTTTGGCGACGATGCTGTCAAAGTCCTTCCGGAACTCCTCAAGGGTTGTCCCTTTCGTGATCGCCTTCTCCACGGCAGCGTGAAAATCGGCCAGCAGATCATCCCGATATGCCCCGGCAACCATAAACCCCTTCGCGTGCTGGTCCTTCCAGAGATCATCCCATTTGAGTGTCGGGATATTGATCTTCTCCCGGAAGAAGGCTTCCTGCTGGGCGAAAGGCAGTTTGAAGATTGTTAAAAGTTCAGGGTCCATCATGCTTCCCCATGATTCTGAAACGCATCGAAGCGTCCCGACAGATCGGCAATCATCATTGCCCGCGATATTACGTTGCCTAGATCCGCGGGCGGCATATTGCCGTAGAGATCAATAATGCTGTCTCTCAGTTCTTCCAGCGACGCAGCGCCATCCACCAATTCGTTCAGCGTTGCTATAAAAGCGTCGGTGGCCCCGATGGCGTCTTGGCCCAGCTTATCGGCAATCAGATCCGCCGCATCGTTATCCGCCGGTGCCTGGTTCATGTACTTGGCGACAATCCTTTTCAAAACAGATTTGATATTCGCTTCGCCGGTTTGCGCCTTCCTTGGCCGCAAAACCGTTTCGCCATTTTTCGGCATCGGGATTTTGAAACGTTCCGAAACATGCTCTGCGGATATCGGCTGGCCGATTTCTGCAGCGCCCTTGTAAACGGTCATCAAGCTGGCCAGGTCTTCCGGTTTCTCGTACAGGAAATTGAACCAGGGAAGGGTTTTGTCCCAGCCGAAGTTATAGCCGACCAGGGGACGAATGAGCTGATGGCGGATGGCCTTACCAAGTGATTCCGCATCGGCCTTGATCAGATCGTGTCGCACTCTATCCTGGGCGTCTTCGTTGCCCAGCTTGCCTGGAGTGCCTTCGGTCGTGGCTGTCTGACCGAGAATAGCCTTGGACATCTGCTTGTCGCAGAAATTAGCCAGCGTCTCGTAAATGTTATTTGTGCCTGAATTCTTAACGGTCTCGACAAATTCGATCTCGGTGGTCTTGGAAATGATCCCGGCGGCGTCGGATCCCAGCGACTGAATGGCGGCCACCAGAGCATCCTTGTCGCTCTGGTTGGCGCCGGAGTCATATTTGCCCAGGCGCAGGGGCATGCCGAAGACCTCGGAAAACGCCACCCAGTCCTTGATGCCGTAATTCTTGAAGAGATACATCCAGGCGCAGACCCGCAACACACCGGCGCGTGTGTCATACCCGGAACGCGCCTTGTACCTGTGATAAATCATCTTGAACGGCGGCATGATCTCGCCGTTGAAAGGTTCGGCCTCCGTCAACACCCTGGGGGCTTCTACGCTTTTAGCCCACATATTGGCAGCGCCACGCTCGTAAAAGACGGCTTTTTTTGCGTGTATCCAAGAGAGTCCGCCGATAATGGCCTTGCCGGAGCTGATGTCCCATAGGATTTCGCAGAGAGAATACCCCTTGCCTATGGCGTCCAGCAGATCCAGAATCGCGTCGTCAAAATGTTCCAGGTTGAACAGGCAATCGGCGATGAAATCACGAATCTTCTTATCCTCGGCGCTTTCCGAGTACGGCGCGATTTCGTACTCCAAACCGTGGACGGCATTCTTCCGGGTTTGCATTTCACTGAAAAGATGCGTGTCTTTCTCTTCCATCTCTTCAAACAATTCCGCCTGGCGGGTCACATCACCCATGTCCGCCTCTTTGAAGATCGTGGCCAGCCGTTCCGGCGTCAGCCCGCCGGAGGGATAATTGCTCCAGCGATCCCGGATCGCCGTGACGGCAATTTCCCTGGTTTCTGGTTTCTTGCGGACCTGAATTTCCCGTCCGAACTGGTCAAAAAGGACCGTCATAGCGATATACCCTCCTGACTACCGGGTAAATTTACCCATACTTCGCGCAAAAACATGTTTATAAACAGTGTCAAGGAAATTACCGTCCCTTTGGTGCCATTTTGGCCCTTAAACGAACGTGGGGCATTTAAACGCGCCATCATCAATAGGCTCCCCTCTGGATAAACCCACCGGTTTTCCGATCATCAGGCGACCCAGCAAACCGCCGCCTGGCAACGGAGGTATATCCGACCGACATTCCGCATTCCCTTTGCAGGTGGCTGATCGCCATTTCGGAGGCGTCCGGACCGTCGTCGTGGACGGTCGGGTTCAGAATGTACACAAACTGCTCGATGAGCGTCTTCTGGTCGCTGTGGTTTTTCTCAAACGACATCTTTTTGTGTTCCCATAAATATTCGCAGGTGCCGATGATGCGGGAGTCGATTTTGCTAGTGGTATGCGTGATCGGTTGCCAGGCGAGATACCGGCCCACCTGTTTGGCATAGTTGCTGATGGCCTCATGCAGAAATTCCTTGAGCATGTTCTCTTCCACAATCACGCGGCCCGGATACTGATCGTTTTGCGCGTAAGCTGCAGCGAAAAATTCTCCAATGGATCGGCGCTTGATCCAGGCGTGCATGCAGTGGAAGGTCATGCGCTGGCGGTCCAGCGCCCAGGTGATCACGCTGCGGAAGTCGGATTTCGACCCAGATGTACTGGCCGGATCGACGCCCGTGGCAAAAGTCAAAGGCCGGTTGATTACCTCGATGCGGTCGTGGAACGTAACCGTATCTTCCGGGAACGGGCTATCTTCGGTGCCCACCTTGTTGCGCATTTCCTTGTTGAAGGTGTACGTGCCGACGTCATGCTCTTTTTGCTTGAGCCTTTCCATCGGCCAGAGCGCTGGCCACAGGGGCCGCTCTTCCGGCGTACCGGCATCGATTATGGCATCGTAAATTTTGGAGACGTAACGCGGCAGGCCGTCTTCGTCTTCCTCGGCGATCAACTTGGAGATGGCAGAGAGCGGGTGGAAGAGGTTGCCAACCATAATGGCGGAATAACCTTTGCCCAGAGATCCCAGCACCGCTCCGCGTATCCAGTTGATGATCTTCTTCGTGGTGCGCGGGTTCTCAACGGTCTCGTCGTTTTCCATGTCATCAAAGATGGCCATGTCCGGACGGTACTGCCGGTAGCGGATACCACGGACCTTATCGCCGCGCCCTCTGGCCATCACCATGACGCCGTTGGATGTTTCAAATTCGTCGTCGCTCCAGTTCTTGGTTTTGAGGACGCCGAAGTCGTGCTTGATGCGCGGGTTTTCTTCCAGCTCCAGCTTGATCTGGAGGCTGAACGCCGCCGCCTGTTCATGCGTGTCGGAGCAGGGCCAGATGAAGCGTTTCAGCCGGTAGCATATTTTGTGCACGGGATTGCCCAGGGTGAAGAAGGTTGACTTGGCGTGTTCACGCGGTGCGCCGATGAGGGCGAACTGGTCTTTGAGATCGGTGATCTCCTGCCATTCTTTGTGAAAATCTCCGAAGTCAACGCTGAAATAGTGCGGCAGATACGTGGCAAAGAAATAAAGCAGATCCTTACGACCGCGTTCGCGACGCGCATGCTGCTTGGCGGGCGTGTCATTCTCAAAAGGAGAGACGGATTCGCGTATCCACTTTTTGAGTTCTTCGACCTGCTTGTCGAATTGCCCTTCGGTCAGGGCCGGTCTTTTACGCATTGCCGCCATTCATCTGCTCCGTTTTGAACTGCATCGTCAGCGCGTCGAAATCCGCCGCCAGCGTTTTCAATCCTTCGGGATCGTTGTCCCGCATCCACGCAACGATCCATTGGACGTTTTCCAAAAAGACTTTTGCGCGGTCGTAACCTGCGCCCGTATTTTCCTGGGCGCGGAATTTGACCACCAGGCTCCCCAGCTTGGCAAGGTTGTCGAGCGACGCTCCCTCGATGGCTCCAGGCTGGCGCTCTTCAGCGTAGGTGAGTTCTCGCTCCAGGAGTGCTTCCATCCGGATGCCGAAATTCGCCTTGCGGGCGCGGGCCTTATCCCATTCGTCAAATTCTTCTCCCGGTTTTTTGGTCTGGCCTTTCCATACGGAAAGCGTCTGGCGCGACACATTCAGCGCGGCCTCGATATCGGTGAGGCTTTTGCCGTCGATGTACATCTGCCGGGCTACCGGCTCCAGTTGTGTGCGCGCGCCTTTCTCGGCCATTATTTCAATTCCTCTTCCAGACGCTTGATCTCTTCCTGGGCGGCAATCAATTCCGCCCATGTTGTTTTCAGATCATCCCATTGGTTATCGATTTCCTCGACGGGCACATCCTCAGGTGTATGCAGGCTCAAATCAATATTGATGCAAATAAGTCTGGACAGCTCTGTGATGTGCGCGCGCTGGCGCTTTACTTTATATTCCAAGTTCACTAATTTCGTGCGGCGCATTTCATTGTGCAGGCTCATGAATCCCTCCTGAGCAGTTGATGGCACGGAGTCCTGGTTTTTAGCCAAGTAATCAATTCTGTGGTTGCCGCGACGTTAAGGCGGATGGTATCGGCATGTTCCGAGACAAGTGTTTCGTAATTTTTCACCAGTTGGATGCTGCTTTGATACATTTCACGCTGCTCGGCCATGTCCTTTTTATATTGATCCAATACAGACCAGATACGTTTGTTGTCCGACCACCAGAGAAATATAACCAATCCGACCGTTCCAAAATCACCCAGTAATTTTAAAATGCTCGTTACGCCTAGCTGATCCAATTTACGTTCCTCCGTGCTCAACTTTAGCCTGGCATGCAATGCAACGCGTGGCACTGGGATTAGCTCTTCGCCGTCGGGCCGGAATGACGCCGCCACAATCCTCGCAGGTGCGGCGGAATTCCGGCAGCGCGGCTTTGTTTCTGGCCCGCTGCCGCAACATGGCCGTTTCATAAACTTCGCTGATCATCTGTGCATGATCGACTTCATCCATTACTGCTGCACCGCTCCGCCCGTCACGTTATTGTCTTTCGCGAATAACCCGATCAGAAACAAACCGATCACGGTAACCGCCTGGCCAAGTTCAGCAGGCAAACCCAGAGCCGGGAAAATCATCCCTGCCGCACTCAGCACCCCCGATACTGTCGTTTTCCAGTTTTTCATGTTAATTCTCCTTTCAAAGCGTATAGGTTATTATGATCTCTCCTCAAAGTGCGGCATGTCCGGTGTCTTGAACCTGCCGCCCCAGCGCAGGCCGCATGCTTCGCCGATTTTTCCGGCCTGCGTGTAATCCGGAATATGATCGGCATTGACATCGACTTTAACGTCCCATACCGGTTTTTTGTCGCGAACGATGGCGATATCAAAAGCGCGCGATAAATTGTTGTCGGGAATGTCGTCATCCAGATCGATCAGGTGATTGGATTTCAGTGTCCAGGTAACTTTATGTTTGTTCTGCTCGTCGGATATGGGAGGCATGCCTGCCACGTAGCGCAGAGCATTGACGTCCCATGTTTCTTTGCGGCCTTGCGCATATAGCGCTACTTGTTCATCGACCGTGCGGGCGGTGCAGGTGATGATAAACGGGATTCCCGCGCTGAACATGGCGATGGTAAATTTCTTGATCTTCTCCCGTAATTCCGGTGTGCAGTCCGTTACCGATCGTGACGCCATGCTTGTTGCCTCCCTTTCGTGCCCTCGCTGCCGTCGGCCCCGGTCGCGCTGGCTAGGACGCGGCCAGGGCCTTTGACGGAAGCAGGAGATGAAGTAGGTGCGACGATAAGGGAAGAGCACTTGAAAAACCACGAAAGTGCTTGAGGAAATTACTTGCAAAAATTACTTGCAGAAAATACTTGCGGATTTATGAATTGTGGCCGGTTGATACAGAGGTAAAAATGTCTGTTTGTTCAAATGCAGGCTTGCGCTGGACGATCTCTCGAATCCAGGACTCTGTCAATGCATATTTGCGGGCCAAGTCCCGGTGATTGCAGCCGGTGAATTCCGCGCGGATCTGCGCGTCGCGTTTGTCACGCAGGAGGGAATCCAGGCGCGGATAGTAAAAATACAGGCCGCCCAGGTGCTTGGCCAGCCGAAGCGCGCCTTCAACGCCGACGATCTCCGCCACCGGCTGATAGGATTCCGGCAGCTCATCGATGCTCATCGTTGCGGCAATTTCTTTGAGGCCATCGCTCATTATGTCCCCATTACCATCTCGTCGGGTTGGAATGTACCTTCAATATTGTATCTGCCGGGATGTACGTCTTGCTTCCCCATGCATCTTCAACGATAAACCATCCAGCTTCAGCCTTACCTGTCGTGCTGTAACTGCCGCCGGGACGTGAAGTTTCCGGGAAAACTTCCTTCGTGCCGTCTAAATATTCAACCGTTATTTCCATGCACGCGGTCTCCTAAAAATCACAATCCCCGTCCTGGTTTTGAAGCATCCCCTTCAGGCCCTCGATGACCATCATGGCTTCATCATCGGTTCTGATCTGATCAATCTTGATGTACTTCCTGCGCCAGCGGTCATAACCGTCGGCATAACGCCATTGGATTTTCCCGGCCAGGGCGTTGATCATGTTGAGCTGCGCCTGCGTTGCCAGGCAGAACACATTTGCCGGCCGCTGGCCTGATTTCCAGGCGTGCTTAACGGCCTTCTCGCGGGCGACATATTTCGGTTTGATCTTGAAGCCGAGCCGGATCATGTAATTGATCACCGCATCAGCTTCATGGTAGGTCAGATCGCTGCTTGATTCTTTTTTGCCCTCCGACCGTCCGGAGATGATAGCGCGGTAATCCTCGTCGGTCAGGCCGAGCTGGGCGCGGGCGATGTGAATAAGCTGGATCTGTTTGGATTCGATCTTCATCATTCCCCCCACTTCTTTTTCAGTTTTTCAAGTTCCGCCTTGGCCGTCTCCGGAATCTCGCGCGGCTCTTCATCGCGGCTGATGTTCCGTCGCTGCTCTTCGCGCTTCTTCTCTTGCTGCGCGGCCAGATCCGCAGCCAGGTCCCAGGCGCACTTTCTCAAGTAGTTATGGTTCTTTAATCCCTTCGGCCCGGACGCCAGCGTCGCTTCGATGGCTTTGCCCCAGATCTCCGCATTGATGGGCCGCGTCTCGCCACCCTGCCAGTGAACGCTTTCTTCCGCCACCAGGTCTTTAAGGCTGGCTACAATCTTCAAGGCACGCCGCCAGGGCAGGGCTTTGGTGCCCTGGCGGAATAGTCCGAGATACGCAAGCGCATGGAGGCGCACGGGTGTGGGCAACTGGAGCAGTGCGTCGATGGTGTAACGGATCGCCGCGTCATTGGTCCACGCCTCCGCGCTGGCTGTGGCTCCGCAAGATGGGCAGACTAGGCGCATTACTTTACCTCCAGCAGTTTATTCAGATAGTGGTCCGCTTTCCGGATATCTTCCATGCCGCCCTTATCGTCGCAGCGCGCCAGGTATTTGATGGCGTTGCCGCGCAGGAAGCCCCGGAACTGCTCCGGCGTCATCCAGGCTTCCATCGCGTCCCAGGGCTGGATCGCCTTCGAACAATAATGGTTTCCGCCAACCTGTGTGTCACGAGCCGGCCACAGCCTGCACCATGCGCTTGGTCGAAGGCCAGGGCCAGGCGCGCCATGTCCCTGCGTGCCTGGCTCCGTCTTCCGTCGCCGTTCCTGGATGAGCAGTAAAATGCCCGCGCCCCACACGAGCCCGAGTCCAAAGATGATCAGCCCAACGAGCATGATATGTAACATCAGGCCGCCTCCTCTGCGTGGTTCTGGGTCTCGTCTTTCAGGAGGGCATCCACAAATTTATCGACCTCGCCGTCAGTCGATTTGATGACGGTCTGATCGCCGGTTTCTTCCACCGTGACACCGATTTTCTTCAGGTCGGCGGCAGGTAGGTTGATCAGGGCGTCCTTGATGGGTTTCTCCGTAATCTTGATCAGGACGTCCGCCTGATCGGGCAAATGCTTCTTGATCAGCCTGACGACCTGCGCGTCGTCGGCCCAGGATATCTTGCCCTTCGCTTTCTGGAAACCAATCTTGATGCCATGCAGAATAATGGTTTTCGGTTTCACGAAAAGTGCTTTGCTCTCGTCCAGCGCTGCCTTCAGCTCTGCCTGCCGGATCATGACGGCATTGACGCTAGTCTTAATGGTCGGCAATCTTTTGCGCTTAATCGCCTGGATTTCATCCTCCAGTCCGCGAACACGGTCCGCCAGCATCTGACGCGCCTCTGAAAATGTTTTGGTCAATTTGTCGATTTCGCTTAATGTCGGCATGCTTGCCTCCTTTCATTGTGATCACTGTTTGAATTGTCCACAGCCGCAGCCGAAGCATACGCCCGGCGCGGTTGCCTGCTGCGCGATACATTGAGTCTTCTTGATTTTCCGCGCCCTCAAGAGGCACCATACGCCATTGCCGTTGCCTTTGTTTTTTGGAGTCGTTTTGCTCATTGCGATCACCTCATAAATATTGTCAGGACCGACGGGCCGAAATAAAGAATGGCCATGAAGATGGCCAGCCAGCTTAAGCGATCCAGCCACTTCCATTGCCGCTTGATCTTTTCTTCCCAGGGTTCCTGTTCGATGTAGAGAATGAATCTTTCAAACATGATCTTTCTCCCTTCACTAAAGTGCCATCACCACTTCTTCGGTGACTTTCTTTTCGCCCATCTCATAGGCCAGATTCATGGCCCGCGCGGCGTAATTGTTGACCACCAGCGGATAGGCGTGGCTGATTGTTTTGTTGCGGCGATCTTTAGTTGTGAGCCGTGCGGAGAGCGCTTTGAATGCGCCATCGTCAAAAATGTCGTCCACTTTGATGTTGATGCGTTTCAATTTCAGGCTCAAATAATCCTTGGTGTTACCGTTGAGTCCCTTGATCTCGGCGGTCTGAATGCGCCGAATCACTTCGCGCATCTCGATGTGCATCGATTCATTGAACAGGTTTTTCAACTCGGTCTGGCCGATGAGGATGATGCCCAGCAGTTTGCGATAGCCGTCTTCCAGCTCATAAAAACGCTTCAGGTACTTCAGTGTATTGGTGTGCAGGTCGTGGGCCTCCTCGATGATCAAAACGCTGCGGAAGCCCTGTTTGGCGCGCTCCAGCAGGAGCTTGTGCACCTGCCGGGTTTTCTGCTCCAGCCGGAGCGCCGGGCGTACTTCCGACAGGTCCATGATGATGGCGTCGCAGATGCTGGCGGCGTTGACACGGGTCTTGTCGATCATCTGCGGGAAGATGACAATGACGTCGCCGTCCTTCTTTAACTGTTCGACCACTTTGCGGCGCATGACGCTCTTGCCGCTACCCACTTCGCCGATGACGGCCAGGAATCCGCCGTGCCGCGCTGCGTCGAGCATGGCCGCCTCAATGTAGCGGTGCTCATCGCTCATATAGATGTCGGTGTCTTTCAGTACGTCATCAATAAAAGGGTTCCGAAAAATCTTAAAGTGCTTCATCGCTTCCTGTGAAATCATCTCCACCTCCGTCGTATTGATTAAAAGTTCAGGGTTGCCCGGTACCATTGCCGCCTGCTTTCGCGTCGCCCACATTTTCTGATTGTCCGCCGCCGGGGACACATGCCGCAGATCCTTGCCCAGCGGATGCCAGAGATCATGGACCTTCATGCAGCGATCTGCGAGCCACTGTCTGACGCGCTGGTCTTTCATGATTTCCGCTTCCACCAGGTCTTTAAATTCCGGCTTTTCTTTTGGAAGGTACCCACGGTTGAGCGCCAGATTAACAGCCGCCCGACTCACGCAAGCGGCCTTGCCGAGCCTGGTCTGGCTGATGCCGCATTCCACGCACAATTCTTTTAAAATGATGGGTTCAAATTTGAGTTCGTATGCCGTGCATTCATTAACTTTTGGTCTTGCCACTTCACTTCACCTCCCTGCGAATTTTCTCCTCCCTTGATGGGAGAGGGGCGTGGTGAGGGTGTTATCCCGTCGCCTCCCACACGCCGCCTGTGTTCCATGTCCCGTCCGCTATCGCCCGAATCACCTCCTCGCTTTCTTTGACATCGATGCCTTGTTCATAGCGTGCCCGCAGATCCGCATTCATTGCTGGTGCAATGACGCCGATCTCGGACCGCAGTTTTTTCAAAAATTCCGTAAGGGATATTTTGCGCATTCCGATGGATCGCGCGACTTCCGCCGCATTGGATGTGATGGCTGTGTTCTCCGGCATGTCCGCAGCAGGCTTCACGTCCAGCGGTGTGCCCTTGCGCTCGATGAATTCGATGTTGCCGACTTTGTCTGCCTGGTGGCCAAACACGGTTAGCGGTGATTCAAACCCGACGGGCGGCGCAACGGCCATGCGCTTGTCGCCGGTACCCTTCCAGGAGATGCCAAGGCTTTCGGCCTGTTTTTCCATTTCGGTCTTGGCGCGCATGGTCTCGGTGTGCTTGGGTGATTTGTATTCGCCATACGGCACGCCGTTTTGCAGGCGTCCATACTGATCGACAGGAATCGGTTCGCACAGCCAAACATGGCCGTTGAAATGCACGTCGATTTTCGGGTATTCGTAAGGATGGCGAACAACACTGACTGTGTCGCCTGCCCGCAACTGTGGGTCGGGAACTTGATAATTGCATCCGTCAACGCTGATGGTCCGCGCCCCGTCTGCAATCCTGGTAATGGTTGGTTCCTTGATGAGCAGACGATACAATGATTCTTCCGGACATAGCCGTAATTGCTCCGCTGTGATGTACGACCACAGGACGGATCGTGGCGCGATGTCGCGCATCTTGGGCACGCCGTTGGCGTAGATGCACCAGTCGAGCGCCCAACGGTTCAGTTCGTCCAAACTTTCCGGGCGCTTGAATTTCAGGCGCGCCTCAAAGCGGTTGATGTAGTGCATCAAGCCTTCAATCGCGCCTTTGGCACGCGGGTTTCCGGGCATGTGCGGTTTGAGTTCAATGCGCAAAGATTCAAACAGTGCTTGGTTTGCTTTGGCGGCGACGATGGAGCCTCGATCGGCCACCAGCAGGAACGGAACGCCGTGCATGCGGTATTTGCCCAGTTTGATGCCGGATTCGCCGTTCCATGTGCGTTTTATGATTTCATCTTTCGGGCGCATGGCGCGGAAAAGAAATTCCGAACCGTCCGCCGCGCGTTCGCCTGTGGCGTAAAAGTAATGAAAAAAGAACGCTCCGGAACAGTGATCGACCACGGCATAACGGAGCAGTTCCTTTTTGATTGCTTTTGCGGTTTTGACGACTTTGTTTTTATACATGGTCATCTCGGTGTCGCGTTCACCGAGACCTTTTTGTGTATCGAGAAAATATTGCAGACAGTTGGTTACGTCGAATTGCCAGACGTGGTTCGGATGGTTTGACAGCAGGCGCACGTGAGGAGATGGCTTGAGCAGGTCTTTCGCCGAGATTTTTTCCTGGCGAAGACGGGAAAGAAACCAGCTTGTGGAGACATTGCCGGTTTCGATTCCCGAATCCTCCATCATCATCTTGGCGTCACAGGCGGGCAACGGGATTTCGTTCGACACGCGGCGCGATGCCAAAAGCAGCATTGACGCCTTCTCCAGAACTTCGCGCGGGGCTGCGGAAGCGCCTTTGTCGCGGCGTTCCTTGCGGAACCGGATGCCGCGCTGCGCCGCATAACGGTTGATCGTGGCTGGAGCGACGCCGTAATGTGCTGCCAGTTCTTTAATACGCTTAGATGCATCCGCCGCATTCAGCCCGCGTAGTGTTGTTTCAACGTGATCCAGTATCGTTGTCGTGACTGCCATGATGTTATCCTTCGTGCCCGTCATTCTGGCCTGTGACCTGTAGGTTACGCAGGCCGGAATCCAGACTTTTATTTTTTGCCCTTCTTCGCTGCCCGCTCTTCAATTCTCGCCGCAACCTTCTTGCCCAGGCCCTTGCCTTCGGCGAGCGGCAGATTGTCGATCAGTACGTCCGTTGGAGGCAGTTCCATTTCGTTTATTTCCCAGGGGCATTCGTCCGCGTTGGCGTATGCCTCGTGCAGGATCATC